CTATCACAACAGCCGTAACCTTGAATATTGAGGGCGCACCCACTGGCGGAACGTATTCCCCTATCACTAATTCATACGCCTTACGAGTAGCGTCTGGCCAATCTTATTTTGGTAATAATATAAAAGTTGGTTCTGACGCTAACCGCGGAACTACACCGGGCACTAATCAAATCGCTTTATTTAATGGCACTGCTCCTGTTGGGACTTTGACTAACGGCGTTTCTTTGTATTCATCATCTGGCGATCTGAACTTTATGGATTCAGCGGGTGCTGCGTACAAGGTAGGATTTAGAAATGTCCCAGTTAACAGTCAAATTGCTAACTATACAGCTATATTATCTGATTCTGGTAAGTTTATATTTCACCCATCTACAGATGCAAACGCTAGACAATTTACTATCCCTGCAAACTCGTCGGTTGCTTATGACGTAGGTACGGTATTAACTTTTGTAAATATGACTTCACAAGTAGTAACGATTACAATTAATACAGACACCATGTATTTAGCGGGGGCAGGAACAACAGGCAACAGGACACTAGCGCTATATGGCATGGCTACTGCTATTAAAATGACTGCGACCACTTGGTTAATTTCTGGAACTGGTCTAAGTTAATGGCTGGAATTCTTAATTTATTACTAGCGAATTCCCCTCCCATAAACGTAACATATCTTGTGGTTGCAGGCGGTGCTGGTAGCGGAATAGCGGCGCTTGGCGGTGCTGGTGGAGCGGGGGGTTTTTTAACTGGGATTTTAAATGTAGTTAAAGGAGGTAGCTATCCAGTATTTATTGGCAGCGGAGGGGCGGCGGGATCAAACGGAACAGATTCAGTTTTTTCGTCCATAACATCAACTGGCGGCGGGCGAGGCGGCAGAAATCAAAGCTCAAATACTGCCGGAACAGTAGGTGGTTCGGGTGGTGGCGGTGCCGGATCAGGATTTCCAGGCCGCGCTGGCGGCGCTGGTACATCAGGGCAAGGTAGCGCGGGCGGCAATGGTGTAAACTTTGGTAGTAGTTCGGGCGGTGGTTCTGGCGGCGGTGGTGGTAAGGGCGCAGTGGGTTCCAATGGCTCTGGAAATAACGGTGGTAACGGCGGCGTTGGTTTAGCTAACCCAATAACAGGCTCCACTACAGGTCAGAATGTTTCAGGCACTTACTATTTAGCAGGTGGTGGTGGAGGAACAAGTAGAAGCACAATATTGGGCACTGCGGGAGCTGGCGGTAATGGCGGGGGGGGCGCAGGCAGCACAAGCACAAACGGCACAAACGGAACTACTAATACAGGCGGCGGCGGGGGCGGTGGGCAAGGCGCAAGCGGAAGCTCTGGCGGTTCTGGTGTTGTAATTATTAGTTATCCAAATTCTATTTCTGATTTAACTTCTATTGACGTAGGGTTAACATACACAAAAACGACAGTTGGCGGGAACACGATCTATACGTTTACTAATGGAAGTGGAAATATTTCTTGGTGATTAACATGGCGCATTACGCATTTCTGGATGAAAATAATATTGTCACTCAAGTCATGCCTGGCAAAAATGAGGGTGAAGACGGTATTAACTGGGAACAATGGTACGGCGAGTTTCGCGGTCAGATTTGCAAACGCACAAGTTATAATACGTATGGCAATGTTCATTATAAGGGCGGAGTCCCATTTAGAGGAAATTTTGCTGGTGTAGGGCATACATATCGGGAAGATATTGATGCTTTTGTTCCTCCGCAACCGTTTCCTAGTTGGACGTTAGATTCTGATGTCACTTGGCAACCGCCAACACCGATGCCTATTGATAATAATATTTACACTTGGGATGAAAATAACAAAACTTGGGTAATTGTTGAGGAACTATTAAGTTAAGGGAAAAACAAAATTGACCCACTTACAATTCTTGCGGCTGCAAAACTTGCTGCAAACGCAATTAAACAAGGTTGTGAGTTATATCAGACAGCTAAAGCTGATGGTATGGAGCTGGTGGACGCGTTCGGTAAAGCCAAGGATGTGGTTGCTGACATTAGTAGTCATCTGGGACACTTTTTTAAAGCGCATGAGCAGTTGGAAAAGCATGTTCACGAGGAAGAACTAAAGACTAAAAAAGTACGTGACCCGGAATTATCGGTAAACCAAGAGGCTTTTAACCGGGTCATGGCAGTAAAAGAAATGCAGCGGTTAGAAACAGAGTTACGCGAAACCTTAGTGTATTCAGCCCCAAAAGAGCTTGGTGCAATATGGTCATCCTTTGAAGCTATGCGGGACAGGGTAAAAGCAGAACGCGCTGAAGTACAGCGGCAAGAATTACAGAAACAACAGATGGCAGCTTGGCGAAGAGCAAGAATAGTAAAGAAGGTAAAAGAACAAACGACACTAATCTGTGCAGTATTGTTCGTAACAGGGTGGTTTTTATGGCTAATGATAATGCTAAGAATGAGTCTGACGTACCGTGGTCTTTACTCATCGCCGTCATCGCTCTGTGTTTTGTGTTGATTATTGCGCTCCCAGTCATGGGGATCATGTATATGGACATGAATAACGCAACAGTAGCAGCGATGGAAGAAATAAAGAAAATGCGTGAACTACGCGCCAAAATATTATTAGGAGTACAAGAATAATGCTTACAATCTTTTCAACTTTTGTGTCGTTTTTGATGGGCGGTTTGCCTAAGCTGCTTGATTTTTTCCAAGACAAGTCAGATAAATCCCATGAGCTAAAGCTGGCTCAGATGCAGACTGAGCGCGAGCTACAACTAGCCGCCGCAGGATATGTTGCACAGCAACACATTGAAGAAATTAAGTTAGACGAGATTAAGACCCAGACACAATCTGCGGAGAAAGTCTCGCTAATCGACGCACAAAAAGCGGAGATGAATGCAATCTATGCTCACGACACGTCGCTAAATGAAGGCACATCTAAGTGGATGAAAGACCTACGCGCATCTGTGCGCCCTGTGATTACTTATGGGTTCTTCTTTTTGCTAGTCGGTATCGACGCTGTGATAGCTTACAAGGGGCTAACAACTGGGGTAGATTTTGTTCAGTTAGCTGAACAATTATGGGATGACGAGACTCAGGCTTTGTTTGCCAGCATCATAGCGTTTCACTTTGGCGGTAGAGCGTTTGGGAAATGATTAGCAAAAAAGCACTTGACATGATTAAGCATCATGAGGGGGTAAGGAATAAACCTTACCGGTGCCCTGCCCGACTCTGGACAATCGGCGTGGGCCATGTAATCGAAGCGAATCACGCAAAAGTGCCGTTTGAAGATAGGTTAAGTTTGCCTTGCCCAGAGGGCTGGAACCGTGTATTTACAATGGAGGAAGTAGATGCCATACTTGCAAAAGACCTTAATCGTTTTGTTGCGGGAGTTTTGCGTTATTGCCCTAGCGCTATTAATAATCAAAGCTGGCTTGACGCTCTTGTAAGCTTTAGTTTTAACGTAGGTTTAGGTACTCTACAACGCAGCACGCTGCGACAAAAACACAACCGGGGCGACCATGCGGGAGCTGCCGAAGAATTTTTAAAATATTGCAAAGCTGCGGGTAAAGTCTTAAAGGGACTAGAAAACCGCCGTAAAGATGAACGCGCAATCTATTTAGGGAACTAACATGGCAAGTACCTACTCCAACGACCTACGTATTGAACTTATTGCTAGTGGCGAACAGTCCGGTATTTGGGGCAATACTACCAACAATAATCTAGGTACGTTGCTCGAAGATGCAATTTCCGGTACAGCTACAGTTTTAGCAACATCAACAAACTACGCTTTGATCGCCTATAGTGGTGTAGCAGACGAAGCTAGATGCGCTGCACTTAATTTAAATACGTTAACCAATGGGGCGTTTAATGTATATGTTCCCCCCGTATCTAAGTTATATGTTGTAGGGAATAGCAGTGCCTATACTTGTTCAATATATGTAAGTACGTCTATTGGTAATACTACAGCCGCCGGTGCGGCATATGTGCTTCCTGCTGGGGCTACAGCGTCAATATATTGTAACGGAACTGTTTGCATAGATGCTATTAATCAGGTTAGAGGTAATCTTGCAGTAAATGGAAACCTTCCAGTAAATGGAAACCTATCTATAGGTGGGACTACTACGTTAGGCGCAGACCCTACGTTGGCTTTACAAGCCGCAACTAAACAATACGTTGATACCGCTGTATCTGGAGGAATTCCTTCCGGTGGCTTAATGATGTGGCCTACTGCATCCTCTCCTACAGGGTGGTTATTGTGTGATGGCTCGGAAGTTTCACGGACAACCTATGCGTCTTTGTTTGGGGTAGTAAGTACTACGTTCGGTGTTGGGAACGGCACGACGACATTTAATCTACCTAACTACATAAACCGCATGCCGTTTGGCGCAAGTGCCGCCACTACTGGGTCAGTAACAGGAATTATTGGAGCAGTAGTTACCGGGTCAATAAGTACAGGTGGAGTGCTTACTGTAACCGCAGTTACGCGAGGGGCATTGTATATAGGGGATATTATTACCGGTACAAACGTGCCAGCCAACTGCACAATTACAGCATTTGGTACGGGTACTGGAGGCGCTGGTACATACACGGTTAGCCCAGCCCCAACCTCCGCCATTGGTTCAAGAACTATAACTTCCTCTAGTACAGTACTTAATGTTACCGCTGTGGGTTCCGACACTGTAGCTATAGGACAGGCTTTGGCTGGTACGGGTATAACTACTGGTACAAAAATTACAGACCTCGGTACTGGTACTGGAACCACTGGCACTTACATCATTAGTACTGCACAGAATGCGGCTAGCACCACAATTACACTAACTGCGTTTGTTGGCATCGGGGTAAAAGGCGGTACTTCTGATACGGTTGTTGCAAGCCACACTCATACTGCAACAATTACTGACCCCGGTCACCAGCACAGTATTCTAATGTCAAGTTCCCAAAACACTAGCTCTGGTACTCCGTCAAAGCTATCAACCACACAAAATCAAACAGGCAATACAGAATCAGCTACAACAGGTATTACAGCGACGATAGCTTCAGCCGGTGTATCAGGTGTTAACCAAAACTTGCCGCCGTACTTAACTATTAACTTTATCATCAAGACGTAAGGCACCTCATGCCATTACAAAAACTCCAATTTCGGCCCGGTGTTAATCGAGAAGGCACTACACTCGCCAATGAGGGCGGCTGGTTTGAATCGGACAAAGTACGTTTTCGTTCTGGGTACCCTGAGAAAATTGGTGGTTGGGCTGCGCAGTCGTATTCAACCTTTATTGGAACGTGCCGTTCATTGTGGAATTGGATTACATTAAAGCAATATAACTTACTTGGTATTGGCACAAATTTAAAGTTTTATGTACAAGATATTGGTGGCGAGTACTACGATATAACGCCACTTAGATTTACTTCGGCTGCTGGCGCAGTTGCTTTTGCTGCTACTAACGGCTCCAGTACAATCTTAGTTACTAACGCAACAGGCTCGGGGTTTCAGACAGGGGACTTTGTTACGTTCAGCGGAGCGGCATCTTTAGGGGGCAACATAACTGCGCCTATCCTAAATCAAGAATACCGAATTACCTACGTATCAAGCACCACCTATACCATCCAAGCTCGTGCAGTATCTAGCATAGACACCCCCGGTGCCGCTGTTAACGCAAACGCCTCTGATACGGGGAGCGGTGGGGGTTCTACTGTAGCTAAATACCAAATAGATACAGGTCAGGATATTTTCACGGTTGGTACAGGTTGGGGTGCCGGGCCTTGGTCTAACGGGCCGACTATAAGTACAACGCTGGGTGCAAACCCTATCGCTACTACAAGCGGCAGCAACGTCATAACAGTTACGCAAACATCCCACGGCTATACAACCACAGCGGGTTCTTTCTTTGTTGGGCAGGAATATCGTATTACGTCTATAGGCACTACAGACTTTACTTTAATTGGCGCATCGGCTAATAATGTAGGGCTAACTTTTACTGCTACAGGTGTTGGCTCTGGTACAGGCACGGCCTCTATTGCATACGTACTTATTAGTGGCGTTGCGAACGCAAGTGGTGCCCTTGATATAACCTTAAGTGGTGTAACAGGTACAGGCGCGGTAGGTATATGCAGTATTAATGCTGCCAATACAGGAGCGCGTTCTATAGCCGTAAGTGGGGTAACTAGCATAGGTGCAGTAAACACAGTTAATAAAAGTGCGATTAGCTCTGGCGCGGTTTCTATAACCTTAAGTGGTGTAACGGGTACAGGATCAGTAGTTGGGGTCAATAAAAGTATTACAAAATCAATTGGTGGAGTACCCCTAGAACTACTTAATGGCGTTAAATTCATAACGGTCACTAACGCAAATACTTTTACGTTCCTACTTAATAACGGACAATTACCTACGGTTAATGCTACACAAACAGTCGCTTCTGCCGGCGGCTCAAGTGTTGTTGTTAACCCGCAAAATCCATTAACTAGCACTGGAGACCCTGTTCGTGGTTGGGGGGAGGGCTATACAACAGGAGTCCCATTACAGCTTCGTTTATGGAGCCAAACAAATTTTGGAGAAGAATTATTGTTCTCTCCTCGCGGGGGTGGGCTTTATAAATGGGCACCGGGGCCAGGGTCAGCACCTGCGTATACCACTCGCGGTACGATAGTAACGGGGACAGATGTCCCAACAGCAATTAATGAAATACTAATGTCCGATCAAAGTCGTATTACTATTTGTTTTGGGTGTAATGATTACGGCGAAACCGATTTAGACCCGCTGCTTATTCGTTGGTCGGATGTGGAAGACTATACTTCATGGGACGTATCTCCTACAAGCCAAGCGGGATTTAATCGTCTATCTTCTGGCTCCTTTATTGTGGGTGCTTTGCAAACCCGCCAAGAAATTCTAGTATGGACAGACGCCGCGCTTTATTCAATGCAGTATCTTGGGTTCCCATTTATTTTTGGTTTTACCATACTTGCGGAAAATATATCTATTGCTTCACCTAATACTATGGCAACGGCTAATGGTGTTACGTACTGGATGGGCACAGATAAATTTTATGTTTACGCAGGTAGGGTAGAAACGTTGCCTTGTTCCTTGCGAACATATGTATTTAACGACATTAACAGAAACCAAGAGTTTCAATTTTTTGCAGGTGCAAACGAAGGATATTCTGAAGTATGGTGGTTCTACTGCTCTGCTAACAGTGATGTTATTGATAGGTATGTAATTTTTAATTACTTGGATCGTGTTTGGTATTACGGAACTCTTACCCGTACAGCATGGCTAGATAGCCCTCTTCGTGAGTACCCACAGGCGGCTACAGGTAGTAATTTGCTTGTATATCATGAAGCAGCGGTAGATAACGGTGAGACTAACCCACCTTCGCCGATTTCAGCGTATGTCCAATCATCTGACTTTGATATTGGTGACGGGCATAACTATGGATTCGTGTGGCAGATTGTGCCGGATATTACGTTTGATGGGTCAAGTACGCCTACTTCACAAAACCCTAGCGTAGACTTTATTGTCCGACCAAGACAAAACCCCGGTTCAAACTACGGCAGTGCAAATGCTCCAACAGTACAGTCTACGCAATCATATGCAGGGCAACAAACGTATAACGTACAGCAGTTTACTGAACTTGTGTATACCCGAGTACGTGGTCGTCAAATGGCGTTTAAGATAGAGTCGAACTCAATAGGCACTCAATGGCAGTTAGGTACA